CCAAAGCCGCTGCTGTTTACGCAGCACAAGAATCTTCATTGTTCTTGGGTGGATTAACAATTCCACAAATCCAAGTTCCAGCAGGTTCTATCACAGCACAACTACCATTGTTGGGCGCTGTAACAGCACAGAAATTAACAAGTGCTTCACATGATGCAACTGATTTTGATGCACTAGGTATCACATCTGTATCAAAGACAATTACTGCAAACATTTATGCTGCACGTGATGTTGTTCGTGATCTTGGTGGTATTGATCCTAATGAACTAGGCCGTGTGCTTGGTAACAGCGTTTCAGCTGCTTTCGACAAAGATGTTGTTGCTGCTATGAGTGGCCTTACAGCTAGTGCTGATACTGGCACATTGACATTGAATGCAATCTTTGATGCAGTTGCACAAATCCGCGGTGCTGGTGAAACAGGTCAATTGTATGGCGTGCTTGGAACTGCTGCTGCTGCTGAGTTGATGAAAGTTATTGGTTCTACAGCTTACGCTGGTGGTGCAATGCAAAATGAAGCAATGGCAAACGGTTTCGTTGGTCAAGTTGCTGGCGTTCGTTTCTACCAATCAGCTTTTGCTACTGCTGCAATCTCTGGCGTTACTGGTTTCAAAGGCGCGATCTTTGGCGTGGATGCAATGCGTATCGCTATGTTCCGTAATGTTGACCTTGAAGTTCAACGCCGTGCTGCTGCTGTTGGTAACGACATCGTTGCTAGCTTGCACGCTGGTGTTGGTCTAGTTGACGCTACTCGTGGTGTCAAATTAGTTGACGCTTAATCAATAATAGGAGATCACGATGTCGTTTATTATTTCAGGACTAATAGTTCGCAGTTTTGCGGAATACCAGGATGTAGTGGATCGTGATCAACGGTTATTTGAAAGCAATGAAGGACTAACTGAAATAGTCATTGAAGACGCATTGATACGTGCTAGTGAGAGATTACTGGTGCGTATCAGAAGCAGCGATTGGTGGAAAGACTACCAATTTAAGCGTGATGCAAGTCTTAAAAATGACATTCGTTTAGTTCCCCCAGTTAACGCTGCAAAGATTATTGCACGCAAAGCAGACTTTACTGATTTGTGTGTATATCTTGCTCTAGCAGAGTATATCTTACCTAGAGTTGCTGACTTTTCAAATCAAGATAGTGCTGAAGTCCAGAAGATCAAGTATTACGATGATAAATCAGAAAAGTTACTTACAGAATTAATTGAGGCAGGAGACTGGTATGACTTTGCTGGAGACGGCACAATCAATACAAGTGATATTGCTCCTAGTAGACAGAACCTGGTTCGTGTAAGATGAGAACAGCATTATTAAATTATCTCAAGGCAAACTTAACTGGTAGCATCACTGCTGCCACAGAGTTGCCCTGGGCTCAAGGTGATAATGAACTGTATCTCACTAATAAGAAACGAGTTTATCTAGCAGAGCCTGACACTAAACAGAATTCAGTAATTCAACTTCTAAACGGTGATGATATTGTAGAGACTGTGACCACAGTCAATGGATATCTTGCTGTGGATGCTAAGAATAGACCAATTGATTTAGATTCAGCATTGACTACTTTACGAGTAGCAAAAGATTTGTCCAGCATAACAACGTCTTTCAGAAAAGAATTTGATTATGAAGCGACTATTGACAGAGATGTCATGACTTATACTTTTGAGTATAGGTTTTATACAATTAATTAAGGAAAACTAAAATGGCATATATCAATGCATCAACAGCAGTTAACCGTGTTAAACTTGTTATTATCAAAGCCTCTGCTTTGGCTGGTGCAACACCTGCTGAAACTGACTTTTATTCTGCATCAAGCAACACAACTGGCGCAATCACAACAGTAGCAAATGACGCTATTGTTGTTCCTGGTTTACAAGACGTAACCATCAACAACGCTAACGGTTCATTCCGTTGGAAGCAGTTGGACCAATCTGGTGAGAACGTTATCACAACTAACGCTACCAACAGTCTAAGCGGCAACTTTGTTCTTGACCCAACCACATTCTTTGGTGCTGGCACTGGAACAGGCGCAGCCTTAGATGGCATTTTCAAACTATCAAACAACCGCACTGCTGTTGCTTTCTTGATGGCTCCTGAAGGTGTTACTGATGGCAAGCGTGTATTCGTTGGAACTGGCTTTATCTCTGCATTAGCCCCAACAGTTAGTGCTGATAGCCCTGTGTTCGTATCTCCAATCACTATTGAAGTGAACGGTGACTACACAGTGTTAACAACTGCTGTAGCAACTTAATAGTTTTAGAAACTAATAGAAAGCACCTTCGGGTGCTTTTCTTACGACAGTGTAAATGCTAAATAAACTTGTTCAGAGGAGAACAGATATGATTTTTGATAAGCTAAACGATGAAGACATTCTCAGAAGCCTTGAAGCAGAAGTTGCTAAAAGCATTTCTGAACTAAAATGTCTACGCAAAGACTCAGAGCAAATTGACGCACGTTTGCGTTTTGTGCTCTCAGCAATACACTACTTGAAGAATCAAGTAGATGATTTTAAATAAGATTGGATATTGGATATGGCACTTAAACTAACACAACTGGCTAGCAAGCCACAATTGATTAAAATTACTCTTAACGATAAAGAAATCGTTGAGAAATTTGGTGATGAACTTGAATTTTGGATTATGGATCGACAGCCCATTGATCAATTCATTAAGATGGCCACAATGGACAATTCCAATCAAGGTGAATTAATTCATATGGTAAATGACCTTGTGCTGGATGAAAAGGGCAATAAGATTCTAGGTGATGGAGAAGCACTTCCAAATACTGTTATGGTCAGTGTTATTACTGCGGTGGTAGATCGCCTGGGAAAGTAACCCAAGAGGAGGTCCGTGAAGGATCTCCTGAACTATCAATGGTGATGTTGATAGATACTTTAAGTGAACGTTATGGAAAGTTGCCCAGTGAAGTTATTCGCCAAGCAACTACATTTGATGTGTTCATTGCAGATACTGCAATAGGATACCGTAATGCACAGCAGGAACGAGCCAGCAATGGTGGCAAACCAGTAGTTGATCCTGGTGCATTTAAAGATGAAGAATTATTAAAGATGATTAAGGAGTCACGTGGCGAAAGTTAATTTAAGCAGTTTCAATCAGCAGATGTCAGCATTGGAAGCAATTGCTGCTGACTTGCCAGCTGCTGTTCATGCTGAATTTATAAAAAACACTCCCATTGATAAAGGTAATGCTCGTCGTTCAACAAAGTTACAAAACAATACTATTATTGCTGATTACCCTTACAGTCAACGTTTAGAAGATGGGTATTCAAAACAAGCGCCTCGAGGCATGGTTGAACCCACAGAACAATGGATTCAGAAGGAAGTGAATCGTAGATTAAAAGGAACAAAAAATGGCAAGTAACATTCGTGTCACATTAGAAATAGATAATAAAAAATACCTGTCGGGTATTAAAGCCAGTGAAGCTGCAACTAAAAATTTTGCTGATTCTGCTGAAAAGAGTGTAAATCAGGCCAACACTGCCTTTGCAAAAATCAATGGCACTAGTGATTCGGTCCTAAAACGCTTCTCGGGTCTTAGAAGTGCTATCGCTGGGTTAGCATTTGGAACTTTAGGAAAAAGCGCATTGGCCATGGCTGATGAACTACAAGATTTGAGCAACAGTTCAGGTATTGCTGTAGGTAGACTATTGGAACTAAAGAAAGCATTGGAAACATCTGGCGGCCAAGCAGAGCAAATGCCTGCAGCAATTAATCAGTTTGCTCGCAGCATTGATGAAGCAGCACAAGGCAGTCTTGCAGCACAGTATGGATTTAAACAAGTTGGAGTCTCATTAAAAGACTTGGGCAAATTAAGTGAGCAAGATCTTTTAAAGAAAACTCTTAAAGGAATTGCTGCAATTGAAGATCCAAGTCGCCGCGCTGCATTAATGATGGACAAGTTTGGTAAGAGTTTTAAAACTGTTGATCCTGGCGAACTATTAGACAAATTAGAACGTGCTGGAGGTGCTGGTGACAAATATGCTGAATCATTAAAGCGTGCTGCTGAATTAAATGATGCATTGGCCACAGCAACTGGAAATTTGAAGTTGGCTTTCTTAGAAGCCTTTAGTCCAATCATTACTAAAATTAATGAATATAATGCCAAGGTAGCTGAATCAAGTAGCACGATGAACGGAATGGTTATTGCTATTAAACTTGTAGGAGCAGCATTGGTCACAGCATTCAGTGCCAGTTTAATATTGCCAATGGTCACAGCGTTTGGAACACTATTACGAGGTATCAGTGCCATTGGTGTAGCATTAGGTGCCGCAGCATTGCCAGCCTGGCTAATTGCTGCAACTGGTGGCGCTGCAAGATTATTACCAGCTCTTAGAGCAGTTGGCATATTAATTTCTGCAGGATTAGGTATCTATGCTGCCAGTCAATTATTTGATGACTTTGGCAGTATTGCAGTAAATGCAGTGGCCAGAATATTAGAATCCATCGCCAAACTAGCTGGTGAATTACTTAATTTACCAACAGATGCCATTGCCAGTTTAATTAATTTATTTGGTGGCAACATTAAGAATCCAATGGGACTTGGTGATGGATTTATTGGCCTGGCAGAAAATGCAAAGCGTGCTCGTGAAGAAGCAGAAAAGTTAGCAAAATCAACCAAAGATGCGTCGGCAGCAAGATCAAAGTTTAGTGAAACTGATCCACGCAGAGTTGATCTTAAAAAGCCTGTAGAAGGGCGCGATGTCACTGATGCATTGGCAAAACAACGCATGGCTATTCGTGAAACTATTGGTGAGTGGGCAAAATATAATGCACATCAAATTGACAGCATCAACGTAGAAAATATGTTGATTGGTAAGAGTGATGACTACTCAGAAGTTATCCGTGCGCAGGAAGCACTTTTCAATCGTGCTGCTGACAAGTGCGATGAACTACGTAAAGCCAAAGCAAATTTAGGTGACAAAGAAAAAGAACTCAGCGGGGAATATGATCGTCAGATTAAACTAATCTCAGAAGCTGCCACTGTTGATGCTGAAAGACTTAAACGCAGCATTGAAAATAGTCAAGGACTAAAAGCCATTGAAGCTGATCGTCTTAAAGGCATTGAGCGTATGACGCATGCTATGGATGAACAAGCCAAACGTTCTGAATCACTTGCACAAGCACAACTTGGGATCAAGGCAGCAATGCAAGATGTAAAGTTTGCCGGAGAACAACAAGGTAAGAGTCCATTCGCTCAACAGGCTGCTCAGATCGTTGAAGATGCTCGTAAAGCTGCATTAGAAGCTGGCCGTGCATTTGCAGCAGCATTTGAAGATACTGGAGATGGCTTAACTCCTGCCCGTGCAAAAGAACTTGCTGATGGACTTGCTGCAATTTCTGAAGGCTACAAAGGTATCAGTGATGCACAACAGGTCAGTTTAGAAAAGAGTCGCACCTGGGCAGAAGGTTGGGACAAAGCATTTGGTGCATATAAAGAATCAGCGCAAAACGCAGCTGAACAAAGCACCACATATTTCAATACATTCACAAGTGGATTTGAAGATGCTATTGTTAATTTTGTGAAGACTGGTAAATTAAGTTTCAAAGATCTTGCCAACAGTTTAATTGCTGACTTTGCACGTATTCAAGCCAAGAAGCTATTGTTAGGTTTAATGGATCTAGGTGGCGGCGGCGGCTCTAGTGGTATCCTAAGCACTATCTTTGGCGGTGGACGTGCCAATGGTGGACCAGTTGGTGTAGGTGGTGCTTATATGGTTGGTGAACGTGGTCCTGAAATGTTTGTTCCAAAGAATGCAGGCACTATTATTCCTAATGGTGCAATGGGCAGCAATAACATCACACAAGTTACATACAACATACAAGCTGCTGATGCACAAAGTTTCCGTCAAATGATTGCACG